TTAGATCAGGTATTGATCCGAACAGTGGAATAGCATCTTATCTTATATGGGCTCTTTCTAGTGATATGACTCCCAAGGAGATAATAGGAACATTGTCATTTTGTGAGCTTGATGGTTTGTTAAAGCTTATCTTGGAATGTATGCTGGGCGGTATACCTTTTGATCAAGCGTTGCAAAAGATAGTTACGAAGTTGATATCCTCACTGACTGCACGACATATTGGAAAACTGATAGGCTTCCTACCAGCGTCGAAACAAGCAGAGATAGAGGATAAAGTTCAAGCAATCATAGGCGCACCTGCAATGAAACCGTGGTCTAATAATTTTGCTGGAGGGGTTGTTCAAGACTCAAAACCAAGCGGTAGATACAAAAATATGAAAAGCGTTAGTACTCAAGAGAGTGTTGAAGCTCCTTCTGGAACTTCTCAACCAACGGCGGAAGATACACCAAATGAAGGTTTCGAGTTTCAACAACCAGAAGTTGTTCGTCCCGGAGAGACCCAAACTTTTGCCCTTGTAACTCAGGACTTATCTGGTGCGACCCCAGAACAAGTCGCGCAAATGAATGTCGATGGCAAAGTTTCTCAAGTTGCAACCGTTATCTTAGAAGCCTATATTGAAGCCTTGATGGAAGTTGTGCCGATAGATGATCTAATAACTTATATTGACAAACTACCAATAACTCCTTTGATAAGGACACTGATTGTTGCTATATTCAACAAATGTCAAACAACACCTTTGAGCGCATTTGCCGATTTGGGCATGATGATACCAAAGTTTAAGATTGATATATGTGACCCAATGTTAGCAATAAGGATACCTAAAATACCGACATTACTTATACCCAGCGGTATACCTGATTTGATGAAAATACTCAGAGACATGTTGATAAAGATAGCAATATCTGTTTTTACAAAGATGCTACTGTCTTTCTTATTGAAAATTCTAAAAGGTCTTGATAATATCTTGTGCCAAGGCCTAGCAGCCCTAACAGCATCCGACGGTGATTTCGCAGATATATTTGGAAATCTACTGTGTGATTCAAGCCCTGAGCGGTCTCGTGACCTTTTAAAAGAAATGATAGAGTCCATGAGAGGTCTTCCTCCATCTTTAGCTGGAGATAGCATAGAGTGTATTTTTGCATCATTCTCGAGAACCCTTTCAAAAAGAGAGATGTTAATGATAGCAGCTGGAACAGAGATGGATAAGAATGTATATGAAAGAGTTGCAAGATCTATTTCATTGTCTTGTCCAGACTATGCTCCATACTTTTCTGATGGAGAAGCAATCGCAGACTTGTGCAAAGTGTTTCCCTCATTTTTGCCGGAGTCCGAGAGAAGAAAAGCTGAGGAAATGATATCGTTGACGGATGACTCTCCAATATGTGATCTAATATGCCTAAATAAACAACAGTTGGAAGATTGGAACTCTTTGAGGCAAAACCAACTAGAAGACATGGGAATGTCACCCGAACAAGCAGCGGAAGAGATCGATAAGCTTAACGATATTGCTCTTCAAGAATTCGATGACATCTTATCTGCTGGTGTCGGAATGCAGGATATGATAGCAGAAGAGTTTGACAAAATGCTAAATCGCCCTGAACAGTGTGATGATCCAACTGCATGGAACACAAAACCAGAACAAATAGCTAAGTTCTCATCAAACGTAGCAGAATATATATTTACTCCAATCGAAATGGAGTTTTATCGAGAACTGACCGGGAAGAGAAAGTCCATACTGTCTAGAATATTATCAGATAGTCGCGGAAATACATACAATGCACATAGGTTTTTTGCTAGTTCGATATTTTCTAAGTGGTATTACAAAGATTTTAAAGATGACGAAACGGATGACCCCAGCCCATTTGCTGTAGTTAAAAAAAGAGGCTTCTTTCCAGAGACTATCGGAGATGACCTTCGAACTCAATTGGTCAAACCAGAAGAGCCGCTAGAATACAAGACAGATAGTGAAAGTGCCACTCAGCTAGCTGAAATTGTTGAATTTGGAAACATCGAAGTTCTAAATCATTACAAGAACGACAAAAAACCTGATTATAAATTTGAATATTCGAGAACTGATGACAAGATAGACTATGAGAGCTCTACTCACTTCATCAACTCAATAAATACAGTAAAGTATCCATATGAGCCCTTGGAAAATTTTGGATATACGATAAGGACCATAGAGAACGGAGTTACTAACATTGTTCATCAAAAAATATACAATAACTTATCTGGGGCTTCAAGTATATCTGGCACTAAACCATATGCTGTCAAATATTTTCAAAAATACTTGACAACGAAGACACTGGTCAATAGTACCAAAGAAGATTCCATATATGATAATATGTTTAAATCTGTATTTGATTTTGTCAATACCAAAGCATTATCCAGAGACGGTTTTTCGTACGGAGCTGAGAAGGATGAAATATCCGAAGACGATATAGAATACTTAAATCCGGAAGGTGGTGAGTACAACAAGCCCGAAGAGGCTAAGATTCTAGGAAAATCAGCCCATCCAAGAGTTTTATTTTTAGATCCTAAAGTGCATGGAGGTTCATATACTCAACCAAAAATATTCATAAAGCCTGTGACAAACAAAGGGTGGCTTTCTTTATATGACGCATTCTCTAATTTCGATCCTGCATGTGATGACACAGAGAATAAAATACTTCCATTCAATGATATAAAAAAATATCATGATGAACTGTTAGAGAAACTGCCGGTTGATAAAAGATTATATCAAGATCCTGACTGTAGAAAAGATATTCCTTTTGATAGAGTTTTGACAACAGAGGTATCTTCCCTAATTGATGCGATAGTTCGCTCAACAGTGTTATGCTATGCTGTTGATGCATCTATGAGTATTATGCCCATGTTGTTGACAATGAAGTGGAAAGACGAAAACTATGACAATATGTTTTCTCAAATATTGTTTGATAAAATGAAGCAGGAAATGATAAACGAGGTAGGAAGAAATAGAACCAAGAACAATAAGAAAATCCGAAGACACAGATACTGGTGTTTGTTCATGGAACAAATAGCACAAGCATTCCAAAGACAGGTTGACTTGGGACTCATAACTCCAACAGAAGAAGAAGAGAGTGCTATGAGAGAGGTGTTTTTAGTAAGAAAACGGTATCGTTACCCAACTAGGGAACATATAAAAGATCTCAGAGGTGAAGACGGTGTGTTTAATATGAAATTTCCAATCGGTGACTTCGAAAACTTCAAGCTAGACGAAAGTAGTTTTCAGAATCCTGAAATGTCTTATAAATATGCTATGGCATATGACGAGTATCAAGAAGAACTATATAACACTCCCGCTGATTCAACACAAGATATAACAGTAGACAACCCTAGGCTAACTAGACTGAAGCGTTTTAGACTTCAAACAAAGGTATACGCGATAAGAACTGTTGAGAATAGTGTCAAAGTGTTATTCAATCGCATCCTGACACAAGAAATGGAAAGATATGTTAATCGATTGCAGAGAATAGTTCCTCCAAAGATAAACGACATCCGACACTATATGTTTCATCAAGCCGGCCTATTTCTTGGCTCTTCTATGGATATCGGAACAACTGCTTCTGAAGAACTATATTCCTCTGGTCAAAAAACTGGATTTGGAGAAATTATAGAACCAGAGTACGATACAGACCTCTTTGAAGAAGATATTGAAGTCACTGAAGAAAGGTTGGCGGAGATAAATGAAAAAGGCTGCTTTATAGTTGAAAGATATGTAAGGATAAAAGAACTAGACACACAAGTAACTCGAACGGGACTGACACCAAATCAAAGAGTCTTTCTTCAGCAAAGAGAGCGTATAACAGATCAAGACACAGGGACTCCAAAATATTATGGAATAGCGAAATTGAAAGATTTTAGACAATATGTGATGAACACATCATCCATAAAAAAAGATAAATCTCTTTCTCACTACTTCGGAGACGACACACCTGCTCATTTTGGAATAAGAATTAGCTATATCTTCCCAGAAGCTTACACTGATTATGATGTTGTAAAATCTAACAGTAGAAGAAATAAACTTATGAAGACATACAAAAGAGGAAACAAGACGGTCCAACCATTGGCTTCTTTTGAACACCCTTTTATAGATGAAACTATAGAGACATTCTTAAGTTCTGACTCTGTTAATAATTATGATAATCATTGTTTGGTAAAAAATCTAACAAACACGGAAGATTTTTCGCTTCTTTTCGAGAAAATGATACCCGTAAAGGCACCAGTCTCCTTCACAATGGCTAGCTTATATACTTCTTTCTATAATTCAATAGGAGCAGATGATGGTTGGGAAGAAATCGACGAAAAAGACGCAGAACAATTCAACAATATAGAGAAAACAGCGCTAAAAGCAACAAAAAAACTGTTGCAAAAGTCTTTTGTGGCTGCATACAGAGATCAAGAGTTCGACGAAGAAGAGTCCAAAGAGCATAAAAGATCGATGTTTGGCTTTTTAAAGAACATGATCCCAGATCTTAGTTTAAATCTCGGAAAGTTCGGAAACAGAGTTGTTAGAGACTTGGATGATTGCGACGATCCTGTTCTTAAATTATTAAGAAAATAAAAACAGAACAATATTTAATGTATAAAATATTTACTTTGAGGATACCAGATGATTTTTGCACCTTCCATACCACTACAGTTTGACGACATTAATGGTTATAAAAACGTTGACGATATAAGAGAGCTAGTTAAGTTTCACTTGACAAACCTTTTACTTACAAATCCCGGAGAAAAGATAAGCGATTCGGAATATGGAGTGGGTATTCGCCAATTCCTATTTGAAAACCAATCAGAAGACGCTTTTTCTCGGATAAGAAGTCGCATAAACTCCCAAGTAAGTTCTAAATTGAACTATTTAACATTAAGAAATGTTATCGTAAGGAGTCTCGACAATTATGAAAACGTAATCAATATCCAACTTGTTTATCACATAGACAATATAAACTTGGAAGACATGTTGAATCTCAACCTGAACCTCAACTCCGGAGTTGCTCTGTTCGCAGACACTTCTTACTAGGAAAATAAAAGATGACAAAAAAGCCCGTAATAAAGTATACAAATAGAGATTTCGACTCGATAAAATCAAGCCTTGTCGAACATGCAAAGAGATTTTACCCTGATAGATATAACGACTTCAACGAATCCTCGTTTGGAGCAATGATGTTTGACTCTGTTGCTTATGTTGGAGATATAATGTCGTATTATGTTGACTTCCAAGCAAATGAATCATTCTTAGAGACAGCCCTACAATACGATAATGTCAGAAGACTATCTGCACAGATGGGCTATAAATTCTATGGCTCACCCTCAGTTTACGCAAACTTGACATTCTATATATTAGTACCGGCAGCAGCCTCTGGTCTTGGACCAGATACGACCTATTTACCGGTATTAAAACGAGGGTCACAGTTTCGCTCAACCTCGGGTACTAACTTTATACTACAACAGGATATTAATTTTAATGATGATAACGTTGAAGTTGTTGCATCAAAGTTTGATGACACGACTAACAAACCAACAGAATACGCTATTCGAAGTTTTGGAAGAGTTCGTAGTGGAAACCGTTATTTCAAAGATGTAACGATAGGTGCTTTTCAAAGGTTTTTAAGAATTAGAGTTGGGCCATCTATAATAAACGAGATTGAGTCTGTTTTTGATTCGGAAGGCCATCAGTATCATCAAGTTCCAAACTTGACACATGATGTTATATACAAAGAAACGACCAATCCGACAGCCCAGAATGATGGAATTCCGTCAATATTGAAGCCGTTTGCTG